ATTTACCCCTGTTACATCCTGTACACCCCTTGGCGTACCGAAATCGAGATTCGTTATATCATTCTCGATTGACCTTGCTGATCCACTAGAATCATCCACTGCTACTGTAAGCGTAGGTGCTTCTTTCGCCATGATTACCTCCTATTACTTCTTTCCATTGATTCGTTGAAATCCCACATCCAGCGTTCTGGTTCCATTATCTGACGCTGGCCTCCCGACTCTTTTAACAACAGATGCCCCTTCTCCTGTATCTTCTTGATATGGTTTGTGAAGCACTGTTGCCCAGGGCTGAAGCTGAAGATGATAACACCCTCAACATCCATTCTTTCGGTAAACCGTCTTTCAGTTTTCCCAGCCCTGATATACTCAACCTGCATCTTTCCTAATTCTGTACCTGTATTGCAATGCGTTGCCCATCCCATAATGTTCTTCTTACAGGCCACCTCCTCGCACGTAGCACGTTGCCAGTGAGTGGCTACAGGTGCTTTGATTGAGTAACGCTCATTCATAATTACGTATACGCCACATCGTCTTGTGCCGTTCCAACCCTAATAGCTACCGCAAAAACGCAATTGCTGAATGTACCTGTTGAAACGACAGAGATATACCGCCTAACATTGCCTGTCATACTTACCCGCTCTGCCGTTGGTTCTGCACCGTCTGCTACTGTGCTGAACCCAATAATGGATGTGAAGCTGGAATTGTTCGCACTATCTTGAATAGCTATGGTAGGTGAGCCAGAGTTGATATCCATGATGTGCAACATACCTACAGCACCACTGGATGTAGCGGCTCCCTGATCGTAGCTAGTACCACTACCTGATGCGGTAGCACTGCTATGAGTTATCTTTCCAGCCGTTAGCATAACCCCCCATTCAAGAGGCTCACCGTTTCCTTGTGCGTCTACAGTGGCAGCTAATGAACCGTCTGCACCTTTAGACAACGCATAGTCCAATTGCTTCGATACCAGCATCGCTGCCGTATCTCCTCTTGATCCTCCCAATGCCCAAAGAACAAGGGAGTCTGTAGTGGGTAAGCTGGATAGGATCACATGCTCTGCCAATGCAGCATCGTTAAACCACGAGTTATAATTTATCGCTCCATCTGTCCTCGGCATTACCCGATCCATGGCAGATGCGTTGATTCCTGGAACATCCAATACCCCTCTTGGAGAGGATGCGTTGTTGATTGCCGATACATCTCCAGACAGGTCATATCCCTGTACGAAAATTTGCTGCGCTAATCCTGCCGACTTAGCCATTCCTATGCCTCCTCAATAAAGCCTGTCTCTAGCCAATCCGTCACATCTGCCATATCCATACCACCAGGAGCCTCAAATATATCACCTTCGTACCAATCCTTGGCTTCCTCTGGCTTACCTGGAGGCCGCCATGAAATAATAACAACCCTTGAGTCAATTCCATTGGGGTTCTTTACGATATAACTCATGCCGACACCGTACTTGAGTCATCGACAATAAACGGCAGCATCATGTCCGCTACCCTGTACATCGTGCCTCCTACGTCAACATGCCCCCACCTGATATTCAAAGATGGGCCGTGCATACCAGCTACGTCAATACTCATAACCGTTCCCCTCTGGTCTGCATCTCCAATGAGATCACTGGTTACCTTAGAAACGACCTCCGCTAACTGCGTCTCAATGTCCTGTTCTGGCTGAGATAGCATATTGAGATACATACGCACCATAACCTGATGGCTTTCCCTCGTACCGCCATTGGCAAAGACCAGAACCACGTTGACCGCAGACATATAGATTGCCGCAGCGAGTCTCCCCGCTGGAGGCTGCTTAGGCTCCCCGATCTGCACATCGTGAAAATACCCTGACGCTGCAAGATACCCCTGCACAGACTCAAGAGTGGTCTTGATTGCAAACGCCATTACGTACGCTCCAATCCAAAAGACGCAGACTTCCCGCTAAGTCTTTTTACGGTTCTCTTGATATGCTTATTAAGAATATCATCGCTCTTCTTCTCTAGTTCTTGGCCTACTTGACGGAATGTGCCATACCCTTTGAATCTTGTTGTTTTATTACGGTCACTCGTCCCTTCCAGCCAGGGGCCGTATATAACCCCTCCATCATCTATGCGACCTCTAAGCCCCTGAACTTCTCCGCTAACGTTCCTCCTGTAATGACCCTTCGATGCCATTCCAGGTCGTGCATCAGCGGATGACTTGAACTTGCCTGGTGATGGGCGCAACAGATCATCTAGTCGCTGTTCGCCAAGTTCCATAAGTTCTTGTACAGCATCTTCCATGCCGTCTCTGGTAATCTTTGCGCCCTTCTTGAATAGTGGGCCAGAGATTTCCACATCAATGCCAGGTCTGGGACTCATACGACTGCCATCCTGACTCGGCTGTAGTATTCAACTGTCCTGTGCTTTCGGGCAGCCAGATCAAGCGTTGTGAAATCCCTCGATGCGTCACCAGGGCCAACCGCTCTACCCCACTGCGCCTCCTCCTGGGCAAACATAGCCAGCGTTTCCCCTATGCAAAGACTCTGGATATCCAGAGGTGGCTCGTATGGGGTGATAGACGTTGCGTCAGCATGGGTAGCAGCCGTTGTGCCATTTACTCCACGCTCTATTGTTAGAGTGCGGTTTATGTGTACAGCCGTATTATTACTGTGAGCGGCTAGAACAGAGCCGTTATAGGCACGTATTACCGTCAGATCGTTGGTAGCTACAGCCACCACATACATCTGCTCAGACTCTACTCGGATGACTTCACCAGCAACTATGCCGTGACTGCTATCCACGGTGACGGTAACCTCTGATTGATTAGCAGTCAGCACCCCATCAGTCAGCTTAGAATCAAGGGCGGCAAAGTCTCTCTCGCTTACGAACACCTGCTCACTTTGTATAAGCAAGGTATCGCCTACTCCGATGCGACTTGCATTGGAGCAGACCATCGTCGTAGCGGTTGCGTCAGAGTCTAGGCCGCTGGCAACAGTGCCTCCAGAGCGGGTATTGCTGGTATATCCCCATGATCCTTCAACACTGATAGACCGCTGGGGTGTATCTCCCGACTGATACGCAGCCGTGCTGGATAGATCAATCTCTATGCGGTCATAGGGTGGCCCCTGGTTGTTCGGCTCAAGGAAGAAGTCGCTGGAGGATATTGTGGTCGGGCTTGTGTTCTGCGCCTCGCTCTTCAGCGTAGTCACTGATAGCAAGTCCTGATCGAGCCAAAGAACGGTCAGCAAGGATGTCTGCGTTGGAGGCCAGCGGTATAATCTGGTTTCCGTGCGAGGTAGAAAGAACCTACGAGTAGATAAGTCGAGTTGCCGACTGACCGATTCTATGATGCGGTCAATCTGCACATCAGATAATACACCGTTGATCTTACCTGCACGCTTTACGGCTTCACGTGAAGTATACCAGTTTGACACTCTCTGCCTCCTTGCTTTCTAGAAGGTTGGTGTCCGCTTATTCAATTGTAGTGGGCGGGGCTGGGCTAAAGGAGGACTAAAGCCCTACCCCGCCCACCTAAAATTACCCAGGGGACAATTCCTTATGCCTCGTGGCCCTATCTCTAGGATAGACCCATCAATAGGACAAGCCACAGGAGGCGTGATATCTGCAGTATTCCCTGTCTGACGGTTTTCCTGCAATATCGCTTGTAATTGCTCCCAGGACATTCACACACCTTCTGTATAGTAAATCTTGATCGTGATCCCTGCCGAGTTCACATTGTTGTTGCTTATAGCTACCGTGAGCGTGTCTGTTCCTGCATATACTCCATGCGCCCCATTGCTTTCGATAACCGCTACCTCGGAATTGGATGTGTGCCTGTTCGCACCCACCCCCAGCAAGAGGTCTGCCCCACCGCCTTCAGTTATAGCGATATCGTAATTGGCTTGAGGGGCAGTGGCCCCAGGGTCGGTTGCAATTTGTAACAACCGACCCCCGACCTCATTGTGCGGAATATTGGTTAGGGCCGTAGAAGGATATGAACCGTCAGAAGCATCAGCAGTACATGTAAGGGTTATCACCTTTACTGGCGGTCTTCCGCTAGTCAGGGCTTCAGTTATTGTCCCTGCCATGATTTATTCTCCTTCAGCCTCTTCCTCCGAGGCTTCTTCTGTGGCCTCTTCAGCTACCTCTTCCGTAGCTTCCTCTGTAGTCTCTTCGACTACCTCTTCTTCGGTAGCTTCGGTGGCTTCTTCGGTTACCTCTTCCTCGGTAGCTTCTACAGCTTCCTCGGTTGTTTGTTCAGTTGTCAT